AGAGAGAATTTATGAGTTGAAGGGGTAGAGGTTTTACCTCTTCCTTTCTTTTATAGGAGGGTAATGAATGAGAAAATCAACTTTTAAAAAGCGGATCAATAATATAATTAATAGAACGCTTTTATTAGAGAAGTTAGAGGCTTTAGATAGTCCTGATGAGGCTAAATTGGAAGTATCGAAAGAGATAAGGGCAGAGGTAAATAAATTAATAAGTTCTTATAGAGGGTGATTAAATGTTTTATGATATTGCAGTTTTACCGAGAAAAGTTTTAAACAGTAAATATTTAAATGATCGGGAGAAAATAGTTTATTTATTAATATTAGATTATAGTAGGGATAATGTAATTGCATTTCCTTCTATTGAGAAATTAGCTGATCAATTAGATGTTAGTGAGTCTACTATTACAAGAGCAACGAAGAAGTTAAGAGAGAGAGGATTTATAAGGGTATATAGAAGGCATTGGAAGGCGGTTAATAAATATATATTAGTTCCATTAGAGTGGGTAGATGAGCAAGTTGTGGAGTCTGAGGAGCAGTATATAGATAGCGAGGATGATTTTAATGATTATGTAAAGAGAATAAAAGATTTTTATCATAAAAAAGCAGGAGTCACTAAATTTGCTAAGAGTGGAGTTGAGCAGATTGAAGAAAAGATAGATGAAAAAAACTATGATTTTGATGCTAAAGATTTAGTAATGATATTTGTAAAATATATGAAAGATCTTAAAGATATAGCTTATTCTGTTAGTTGGGGTAGAGATAAGAAGTTAATGAATGATATTTTTATAAAAGAACAGTGCATTGATGGAAAAGATGCTTTAGATATAATAAGAAAATTTATAGAGGTTTATGATGATGAATTTAAGCGTAAAGGTTATGAATATCCTGAAATAAGGTGGTTAAAAGTTGAATGGATATTCACTAAGGTAGTTAAATTATTGTTATTAGAAGAGAAAGCTAAAGAGAGTGGAGATTGGTTAGAAAGTGATAATAATGATTTACAGGAGGAATTTTAGTGATTAAATGTTGGGCGGAGAGTTATTGTAAGATGAGGAGTGAAGAAAATTGTAATAGATTTTGTGATGCATATGTTTTATTAAGAGCATTATATAATCAAAGTAATATACCTAAAAAATATCAATATGAAATAAAGCTAAAAGCGGATAAGGGAAGTGCTGATTATAATGCTTATAATGCTTTAAATAGCTGGAAAAGAGATATTTTAGATCATATAGATGTAGGAGATGGTTTGTATATTTTTGGAGGCAATTCAGGTACAGGCAAGACGAGCTGGGCTGTAAAGATCATGAATTATTATTTTAGAAAAATAGTATTTAAAACAGGGTTAGAAGATGAAGGGTTATTTATTGGAGTACCATTATTTTTAGAAAAATTAAGAGAAAGTTATACAGAGCCTACTGATAGTTTTAGAGAATTAAAAAGTAAAGTTATGAATAGTAATCTATTAATTTTAGATGATATTGGAGCTGAAAAGCCGTCTGATTGGGTAGCTGAAAGATTATATACTATTATAAATCATAGAGTCAATAATGAGCTATCTACTATTTATACTTCTAATATAAATATTGAGAAATTGGGAGATGCTTTAAATAATGAAAGAATAGCAAGCAGGATTTATGGAAGTACAAAGCAGATTAAATTGATAGGTAAAGATAGGAGGAGATATAATGATTGAAGTCTTAGTATTAAATAAAATATTAAATGATCAAAATTTAGATATAATTCATAATGAAGGATTGACTAAAGATCATTTCCTATCTTTTAAAAAAGAATTACAATTTATAATAGATCACAATAAAAAATATGGCAGTGTACCTGATAAATTAATTTTTGCGGAGAAATTTGATGATTTTGATTTTGTTGATGATGTTAATGAAGATAATAGCTATCTATCATATAGATTAAAAGAGGCTAAATTATATAAAGACAGCATTCCAGCTATAAAAGATTTTGAGGAAAAAATAAGAGAAGATAGTTTAGATGCTATTCAATTTCTAAAAGGTAAAATTGATAAATTATTAAAAGAAAGTAGCTTTAAAAATAATAAAGGCGTGGATTTAGCTGGTAATTCTGAGGATAGATTAGAAGAATATAAAGAGCGGGTAGAGGCTGAGGGATTAATTGGAATTAGTACTGGAGTAAATTTAATGGATGATTATCTGCATGGATGGTTACCAGAGGATTTTGTAGTATTATTTGCAAGAACAAATGTAGGTAAAAGCTGGATATTGTTATATTTTTTAATTCAGGCGTGGAGAGCAGGTAATAAAGTTTTATTATATTCAGGAGAGATGAGTCCTACTGTTGTAGGATATAGATTTGACACTTTATATAAGAATTTTAATAATAGAAGTTTGATGAATGGTAATACAGAATTAGGAGATGTTGCGAAAGAAGAAATAGGACATAGAGATATTGATGATTATAGTAGTTATATAGATAAATTAGCTGAAAAAGATGGGTTTGTAGTGGTTACTCAGAGAGATTTTGGAAACAAAAAGCCATCTGTAAGCGATTTAGAAGGAATGTTAGAGTATCATGAGGCAGATATATTAGGAGTAGATCAGATAACATTAATGAGAGATGAGAAAAGAGGAGAAAGTAAAAGTATAAGATATGAAAATATAGCTCAGGATCTATTTTTAATGAGTGAAAAACAGCAAAAACCTGTTTTAGCAGTACATCAGGCTAATAGAGATGCAGTAAAAGATAAGGATGAAGAGCCTGAATTACATCATTTGAAATGGAGTGGAGGAATTGAAGAAAATGCTACGAGAGCTATAGGATTAAGTATGATAGATGGAGTTTTAAAATTTGCTATAAAAAAGAATAGATATGGGCTAAATAATAAAGATGTTTTAATGATGTGGGATATTAATTTAGGATTGATGAAACCTTTATTAGATGGTGGAGTTGAAGAGGCAAGCGGGTATGGTTTTTAATCATATCCGATTTTTTTTTTTATTTATTACTTAAAGAATTAAGTAGTGATCTTTTATGTATAAGTGAGAGGTGAAGAAATGAAAGTAGAATTAATAGAATTAACATCAGTTGAGGCACTGGCAAGAGCAGTTGCTAAACCTTATAGAAGTAAAAAGAGCAAGGAATTAGTTAGAAAAGTTTGGAAAAGTAATCATAGAAGTATAGCAAGGCATAGTAATGCGAGTTTTGATGTTGAAGGTATAAGTGTTAGCTTATTAACTCATATCAGCAGGCATCCTCATATTAATTTAACAGTAGAAAGTAGTAGATATAGTTCAATGAGTCATAAAAAGCCTGTTGTACCTCCTTTTATTTTAAATAGTAGTGAGCTGGGAGAGTATGTTAAAGATTATAATTTAATAATGGATATTGTCAGGAAGTGGGAAAATAAAGAGGTATTAAATGAATATCAAAGAAAGCATACTGCTAAATTATTTTTAACTAAGAACAGTACATTAGATTTAATTGTGAGCGGAAATTATCAGGCGTTGTATGAGTTTTTACAGCTGAGAAATTGTGTGAGAGCGGAGTGGGAGATCAGAGAATTAGGAAATAAGATGAGCAAGATCTTAAAAGAAAAAATGCCTGTTATATTTGAGGATATAGGATGCAGAGGAGATGAATGGGGGATTTGTCCTGAAGAAAATAGTTGTGGAAAGTATCCATCTTTTACTGAAATTTAATTAAATGACAAAAAATTAAAAAATTACTAAAAATTTATTGACTTATTATATAGGTTTATATATAATATTAATTGTAAGATAAAAAGTGAGGTGATTAATTGATCTATCTTGATGGAGAGATATTTTTTACCAGTATAGAGAATATTGTAAGGAGATTAAAGATAGAAGAAGGTGTTTTTAAAGATCTGAAAGTTAATAATAAAGATGTGATGGTTACTTGTCCTTTTCATAAAGGAGGAATGGAAAATAAGCCGAGTATGGGGATAAGTAAAGATGAAGTGAAGAGAAATGGTAAAAAATATCCAGCAGGAACAGTACATTGCTATAGCTGTGGTTATACAGCTAATTTAACTAAATTAATAGCAGATGTAAAAGAGGTTGATAGATTTAAAGCGTGGAGATATTTGATTGAAAAATTTAGTGGCGGTAGTAATAGTGAGAGGAATTTGACTATTAATGTCGAAAGGTCAGAAAATCAAGAAAATAAAGAAAAATATATTGACATTGATAAAGTACAGGCGTATAATAAGAACAAATGTTCGGCAAGTATTAATTATTTAAAGAGGCGGAAAATAAATAAGGTAAGAGATAAATTTTTAATTGGATATAATGAAGATCATGAGAGTATTACAATACCTGTATTAAATAGATCAGGAAAAGTAGTAATGATAAAAGAAAGGAGCATAGAGGGAAAAAGATTTTTTAATAGTACAGGAAGTAATAAAGCTGGAGTTATTTTTGGATTATATCAGGTAGAAAAAGATTATAAAGGTGAAAAGATATGGGTTTGTGAAAGTGAAATTGATGCTTTAACATTGTGGGGCTGGGGAATAAAGGCAATTGCAATAATGGGGAGTCATATATCAGATTTACAGGCTAAAGAGTTAGAGAAGAGTCCGATAAGAGATTTAATTGATGGAATGGATAGGGATGATGCGGGGCGTAAAGGTTGGCGTAAAATGAAAGATAAATTAATTCCAAAAGGATTTAAAATGTGGAATACTGAGTGGAAAGAAATTTTTAATAATTGGAATGATCAAGAAAAACTCAAAGATTTAAATCAGCTAACCTACCAAGAGTTCCAGCAAATAATAAAATATTAATCGGGGGAGATTTGCATTGAATAATCTAACAGTTGAGCAGAAGGTTGTAAAGTACCAGTTGACAGAGGACAAGAAGTTAAAGGATGATTTATTTGTAAGTATTGTTGATGATCTGCAAGGAGTAATCAGAGGAGTAGCTAATAAGTGGGAAAATAGCTTGCCCATGGATAAAGATGATATTAAAAGTGAGCTGGTAATAGTCTTATTTGATGTATTAGATGATTTTGATGAAAATAATGGAAGTAAAGTAAGTACATTATGTAATACATATTTCACAAATAGGCTCAGAGTTATTTATAATAAATTTAATACTCAAAAAAGAAGTAATGTTCATGGTGATGATTATTCAATGGAAATGGTAAATGAAAGTAATGATATTGAGCTGGGAGCAGAGTTAGCTGAGACATTATCTTTTACAGTTGATGATTATAGAGAAGTAGAATTAAAATGTTTTTTAGAAGAATTGGATTTAGATAGAAAAGAGATGGTAATTTGTAATTTATTAGTAAAGGGATACACAAATAAAAGCGAGATAGCGAGGAAGTTAGATGTTACTCCAGCAGGAATTTCTTATTTAATAGGTAAAATAAAAGAGAAAATGAGTTTAAGATTATCAATAGCGTAAAGAGAAGGAGCCGAGAGGCTCTTTTTTTTTGTTTTATACTTAAAAAATAGGCTTTATATCTTTTATATATAATTGAGCGAGGTGATGAAGTGGATAAAGTAAGAATGATAATAGAGATTATAAAAGGAAATGCAATAGTGATCAAGAGGAAGGGTGATAATGAAGTTGATGTAAGTATAGGAAGTAAATTAAGAAAGGATAAGAGGTTTGTAGTTAGTTCATTATTTAGTACATTAAAATTAATTAAGGAGAGTGCATAAGTTATGGGTTTAAGAGATTTAGTTGATAAGTATGCTGAGGGAAAAGGTAATTTTGATAATTGGAGCTGGTTTAGTTTAAAAGATGATGGAGATACAGCGTTGGTCAGATTATTGATTAATAATATTGATGATATTGAGGAGTTTACTCATGAAGTTCATACTATTAAGATCGGTAATTGGCATAAAAGAGTTAAGTGCTTAGGAAAGAATTGTCCTATGTGTGCAAGTGGGGATAATCCTTCTTTAAGAGTTTGGATACCATTAATTGTAAAAGAGGGAAATACAGAAAGAGGAGAAAAGCAGGTTTGGGAAAGAGGATTAACTGATATTAAAAATCTAATATCTTTATATGATGAGTATGGAGATTTAGGTGCAAGAGATTGGAAAATTAAAAGAAATGGTAAAAAAGGTAGTACAGATACTTTTTATTCATTCTTCCCTAAAGATAAAGAAGAGATGGAGGATTTACCTGATAAACCTGATGTAGTAGGAGAAAAGAGTTTTTTCTGTATGAGTATGAATGAGGAGCAAATGAGGAAGGCTATGAAAGGTGAGTATAATCCTTTCAATGATAATGATGATAGTAGCGGAGATACAGGAGTATTTTAATTAATGTTGGGTAGAGGCTAAAACCTCTACCTTTATTTTTAATGGAGGGGGATTTAATGAGAGGCAGCAAAGAAAAAAAAGTAGACATTAAAAAGGCTAAAATCAATTTAGATAGTAGTGAAGAGGTTAAATATTTAAAATTGATATTGAATAATGAGTGTGGTAATTGCCCTAATTCAAATTCAGGATGTAGAGGATGCAATTTATTCTATTTTAAACAAGATTTGCTTAAGGAGTTGGAGGTGTAATTGTGAGTAGGGATTTAAATTTAGATGTCAATAGATCTCAAAAAGAAATGAAAGATTTAAGTAATAGATTAAATCATAAAAAGAATTGCAGGACAGGAAAAACAAGAGTTTATAATAAAATACAGGCGGGAATAGAGAAGGCCTATGAATTATTAAGAAATAATGAATTAGAGTCAGTATGTAATGAAAAGTTAGTAACAGATAAAAAAGAGCTGGAAGAGTATTTAAATTTAGTTAATGATGAGTTAGTAATTGATATGGAGACTACTGGTTTATCAGTTATGCAGGATATGGTAGTAGGAGCGTGTTTATACGCCCCGAATGAGTATGATAAGAGCATTTATGTGCCTTTAAATCATACTGATATTAAGAATAATAGATTAGATGGGCAAATGGATGAGGAAGTAGTAAAAGGTATGTTAAAGCCTGTTTTAGAGAGTAATAAGGTTAAAGTAATTAATCATAATTTAAAATATGATGCTAAAGTTATTAAATTTAATTGGGGAATTGATATTAAAAATATTTATTGGGATACAATGATTGCTTCTCACTTATTAAATGAAAATGAGCCTCATGGATTAAAGCCCTTATATAAAAAATATGTTAATAAAAATGCAAGTGAGAAAGATTATGGAGATTATTTTGGAAATAATTTTCCATTTAATTATATACCATTAGAAGTAGCTAAAGTTTATGGTGCGAATGATCCGTATAAGACATATAAATTATATCAGTTTCAGAAAAAATATATTAGGATGGATCATGATAGATCTGATTTTAGAAAAATATCTCATGTATTTCATAATATTGAAATGGAGTTATTACCATTATTAATAGATATGGAGTTAAGAGGAGTAGAAATTAGAGATGATTTTGCGGAAGAACTAAGAGAAAGAATGGTAAAAATGGTAGATAAGACAGAGGAAGAAATGGATGAAATATTAAAGCCTATTAAAGATTTAATATTAGATCATGAAGAGTTAGAGAGATTAAGTGATAATGGAAAGATTAATTATAATAGTTATGATCAGCTAAAGTATTTATTTTATGAAGTATTAAATTTAAAGCCATTCAGGAAATATAAGAGAAATAAAGGTTGGGTTGATAATTTAAGTACAGGAGAAGAGATATTAGAAAAATTAAAAGAGCGGGAAAGTAAGCAGAAAGATTTAGTTAGATTTATAGATCTTTTATTAAAATATAGAGAGATTAAAAAGTTATTAGGAACTTATGTAGAGAAAATACCTAAAGTTGTGGAGGAAAAGACTGGAGCAGTTCACACTAATTTCAATCAGATTGGTACAGTAACGGGTAGATTTAGTAGTTCTCATCCTGTATATAGAATTAATTTACAGAATATACCTGCAAGAAGTAAATTAGGGAAAGAGATCAGGAAGATGTTTAAGCCAAGAGAGGGATATTATATGATCAGCTCAGATTACAGTCAAATTGAGCCTCGCACCCTTGCAAGTATTAGTGGAGATAAAGAGATGAAGAAGGCATATAAGGAAGGAAAAGATTTATATGCTCAAATGGGTAGTAGAATATTTAATGTGCCTTATGAAGATTGTTTAGAGTTTCATCCTGAGACTGGAGAATATCAGCCAGAAGGAGATAAGAGGAGAAGTCAGGTTAAATCAGTACTTTTAGGGATAATGTATGAGCGTGGAGCTAAAGCAATTGGAGAACAGTTTGGAGAGAGCGAGAGCTGGGGGCAGAAATTAGTAGATAATTTTCTGAAAAGTTATCCAGCAGTAGAAAAGACAAGAAGAAAAGTAATACATCAGGCGGAGACATTAGGGTATGTAAATACAGTAGATGGTAGGAAGAGAAGGTTACCTAATATGCAGTTAGATAATAAAGATAATTATAAATATCAATTAGCTCATAGACAATGTTTAAATTCAGTCATTCAAGGTACAGCGGGAGATATTATGAAAAAAGCCATGATTAAGGTATATGAGGATGAGAGACTGCAAGAATTAGGAGCTAAGTTATTAATGACTATTCATGATGAGATGATAATGGAGTGTCCTAAAGAGAATATAAAAGAGATTGTTGAATATGTTGAGGCGGATATGAAAAAAGTAGGAGAAGATCTTTTAGATATGCCTATGAAAGTAGATACAGAGATTACTAATTATTGGTATGGAGATGATCTGAGTGAGGAAGTGTTATAAATGATAAAAGTAAAGACATTTGTGGATAGTGTAGATGATAAATTAGAAAAAGAGCTGAATAAAATCGGAGAAGAGAATATAAAAGATATATTATTTACAGTAGATAGCTGGGAAGATGGTGCGGAAGAGATTGTAAAAGTGATCTATATTCAAGATGATGAAGAGAGTATAAAAGATTATTTAAAAAGAATGTATAGTTTTACAGAGGATATAATAAGAATATTGCATAACCCTGAAAATATAGATAAAGAATATATTGATGATGTTTGGATGGATGTGCAAGATATAAGAGGTAAGATGAGAGAAATAAAAAGAATTATGGGAGATGATCTTTAGTGGGATTAAGAGATGCAGTTGAAGATAAAAAGAGTGAATTTGAAAGTGTAGAAAATAAATTTTTAAAAGAATATGAGAGAACAATGTTTGAAATAGAAAAGGAGAGTCAGGAGAATTATAGTCAGAGCGGTTATTTATCCCCTTCTTCTATATATGGGTGTAAAAGGAAGTTATTTTTTAGAAGGAAAAAAGCAGAGAGGGATAAGTTAAAGTGGAGAGATAAAAAGGATGATAAGTGGTTTTTTAATGGGATTGGTATGAGAGATAATGGGAGCTTAGCTCATGAAAGAATACAGTTTATTTTAGATGAGATGGGAAAAAGGGGCAGAGCAAGAAAATTAGATATAGAAGAATTGGTAAAAGATGCTCAAAGTGTAGGTAGAAAGACTGAGTTTTTATTTTGGGATGAAAATAAATATGAGGCTAAATGTATGAATGAGGATTTAAAGATCAGGTTTTTTGCAGATGGAGCAATTAATTTTAATGATAAAGATTATTTAATAGAGATAAAGACAATATCATTATTTGCTTTTAATAAGTTGAAAAGACCTAAAAAGGAGCATATTATTCAGGCTACCTCTTATGCATATGCTTTAAATGTGGATAGAGTGATCTTTATTTATGAAGATAGAAATTTCTTGCAGAGAAAAGTATTTATTTATAATGTAAGTAAGGCAGAGCAAGAATCATTAAAAGAAAAGACAGATATTGTTCAGAGGTATGTAGAGGAGAGCATTATACCTCCAGCA